AAACTTATTTTCTTTTTTATAGACTTATACTGCTTTAAACTAATGTTTTTTATTACATCTCTTTTCTGTCCTGTTAAAACTGCTAGGATGTTTATTACTCTTTCTATAGGGTTTAGTTTAGAGTTTAATACTGGTCTTAGGTTGATGTAGTTTCCTATTGTAACATCTTCCCACTTTGTTGGGATTGTAATTTCCATAATTCTATATATAACAAATTTTTAAATAATAACAAAACACTAAAATAAATATTTAAGTTAAAATACTAAACAACTAAACACCAACTAAAATACTAACATACAATGGCTGAGAACACTATTTAAATCAATTCTAAGAAACTTAAATACTTTTTATATATGTTTATATACATTTACTAATTATAATGTCTTAAAACTAATATATTCAATTAGCTAGTTTATGAAATAGTATAAATCAATAATAAGATAAATATCTTATCTTATCTTATAGAACCCCATTTGCTCAGCATTTGCTTAGCATTTGCTCAGCATTTGCTAATTTTCTTCCTGTAAAATAAAAAGGGAGTGACGCTCTTTCGCCGACCACTCCCAATTTCCAAAACGTAATTTAATAAACATTGACTAATCTAACGTATTGAGTTAGTTATTTATAAATTATCATTCAAATATAATAAATTATCTTATCGCATACCATCCTCTATTATTTTCTTTTAAGTGTATTAATGCCACGTATCTTAAAGCATCCATTAAGTGGTCTTGTCCTATTGGTTTCTGAAGACTATTTCCATTCTTGTCTGTTGCCCATTTATACATCCTAAACTCACGTCTAAGGTTGCTACTATTAACAACATTGATTTTATAGCGTTTAATAATGTCTATTCCGTTTAAAATACTGTCTCTTCCTTTTGTAGCTGGTTTAGCGTTTAACCCTAGTCTATATATTTCCTCTATACTTTTAGGCTCTGCTGAATCACATATAACCTCATCTCTTCCAACTATAGGAATTAAAGCCTCAGCTAAGTCTTGGTTAGTTAATTCTCTTTGGTAGAGTATTTCTTTTAAATATAGTTCGTCATCTCGTTTGTAAACAGCTACACATGCTGAGGGGTCTATACTATACCCAAAGTCTAAGCCATAAGCCACTAACTTACAATCTGGCATACTATCAACATACTTGACATTTTCGTATATTAAACCACTTATATTTCCATATTCACCAAGACCATAAATCTTCCAAAACTCTTTGTCTGTTTGTTGTAGGTATTCTATTTCTTTTATTAGTGACTTAGGCAGAAACGCATTGTTTTTATAGTTACTTACTATAACCTCAACGTCTCCTACTTCCTTAGAACGCTTTATTTCAAGCTCCTGATTAATCCAGATCTGCTCATCGTCTGGGTTAAAGTCTAGAAATATCTTATTCTCGGTCCTCATTAGTAACTGAAAAAACTCTTGTTTGTATTCTAATTCGTTAGCCTCATTACAATAAAGTATATTTCTTTTAGCACCTCTCAGCTTTTGTTCGTCATCAGCACCAATAAACTCGACTAACCTTTTGCCATATCTATACTGTTTCTTAGTTTTATTGTGATCTATTCCAGAATACCAACCCTCAGCCTTTAGAATGTCCTCAAAGTCTCTAATTACTGTTCCGTCTAGATTAGTTCTATATTTCCTAACTGTAGTCCAGACACCCTCATGACAATACTTACCATCCCCATAGTTGCCACTAATTAACCACAATGCACATAATTGGTTTAAAGACCAGGTTTTAGAACTTCTAGTCCCTCCTCTATTTATTACGATTTTAGACTGACTGTCATAATTACGCTCAAATATTTCAGTCGCTTCCACGCTTTATATTAATGTTTATATTATTGACTGTGGATTCAATCTCTTGTTTGTCTGGTGCATTTAGTCCAAACATCTTAGCTATAGAATCATAAGCACCACGATAGTCAGAACCCTTGACCATTTCTTTAAGTAAATAGAATTTAGCTTTCTGCTCTTTTGTGAGGTTTTCTTTTGCTGCTAGGTCCATTAGATACTCCCAACTTTTAATCATTTTAAAATAGCCCTCAGCTACTTCCTTGCGTGTTATTTGGAAGGCTTCTGCTTCTTTTGTTTTCAACTCTTTGACCCTTGTACTGATATTGTACTGAGCTAAGAGGTGACTAGCCTTAGTTGCTATAGTCTCTAACTTAGTGTCTTGACCAACATCATAAGCCCGCCTATAAGCCTCTGAAGCATTGCCAGTATTAACATACTCCTCAGCGAATTTACTTTGTTTAGGTGTTAGCTTACTCATTCTTTTGTCTTAGTGAAACTTTTAATAATATTAGATAACCTATTAAGTCTGTTACTGTGTCTTCTGTTTTATCGTTTATGCCTTTGTTTTTAATTCTAGATAGTTTGTCATCTATTCTAGCACTAATAGCCTCTATTGAATCTAGCTTGCTAAATATAGCTATTGGATTATTAGCTGTGTCTCCATAGTCAGCATTCTTTTGTAGTAGTAGTTCTGTAACTTCCTCAGCTATTTTTTTTATTAAGTATTCTGTTTTCATAGTTTCTCACTATTCTCAATGACTTGTTTTATAAATGAGTCAGGTAGTCTCCTCCATTTTCTTCTAGCATCCATAAATCTAACAAAGTAATTTACAGCTTTACTACCAAACTTAGCCTTTTGCTCTTTTATTTCTTTAGGTGTTAGTTTCATTTAAACTCTACTAGGTCCTCAATATTAACTTTAAATTGTTTAAAATTACCTTCCTCAGTATGACTAACTATAGCTATTTTACTACTTAACGATTTTATATAAACTCTTTTATTATTATATGTCAATCTTCTTTTTAACATTTCTTTTTTAGTTTTCTCCAAAATCATCCATTCCATTGTCTTCGTGTATATATGCTAATTCTAAAATTCTATAATCTGCGTCAAAATCAAAAGTTGTAGAGGCTACTCCATTAATGTCAAAACACTGGTAAACTTCCCCATTCATTTCTGAGTAGAAATAAAGTCCCTCATCGTCTATATAATAACCATAGCTAAAATCACTTTTTAGTAGTTCTCTTTCGTTTGGCATTCTTTTTCTTTTTTACTTGTTTAACTTCCTTAGCTTCTTTTTCAGTAAGCCAATTAAATAAGATTTGCATTTGGGATTTTACGCAACTATTACACGCCCAGCTCACTTTCATGTCTGGATGTAATTCTTTTAATATTGGTTCTAAGTTGTTTCTTAAAAAAGATATATCTACAGAGCCTGGAAAGGCACTTGTTTTGTTATATAGTTTGATGGTTTCTTCTATTGTCATAGCAATCGTCTTTCAATTATACGTAAAATTAACGGAGTTATTAATATTATTGGGTTTAAAGTTATTAAAAAATAAATTAATGATAGCCAGAAGGTAAGGCAAAAACTACAGTTAAAAGGTTTGTAGTCCCATTTATCAATCAAAGGTCTAGCATAGTCTACCCATGTTGTAGCTATGGTAATTATAACTAATATACTAACTATAGAATTCATTTAATGTCCATTTTTGTTTTATCTTGTTTGCTAATTCTTTGAACTTATATTGTATTGTATTACGGTGAATGTCGCTTTTTTCAGCTAGACAGTTACGGTTGCCACTACAAATCAATAATTGTTCCATCATTATTTTATCTAAGCCATCTAAAGAATTAATAAGGTCTTTTAGTACATCATCTTTAAAACAACTATTAGAGTAGGTTTCTATGTCCTCTATGCTACTAAATTGACTAGGTAAATAGTATTTAGTTCTGTATTGTCCACGCTCACTAATTATTTGATATAGGCAAAGTTTATAAACATATTTCTTAATAGAGTTTTCTTTGTCTAATTGGATAATAAAATCTTCTCCCTTGTTTAGTAGTATAATAAAAATGTCTTGTTTAAAGTCCTCTAACTCTACGACATTGTATTCCCTACCTATCCAAAATATAAAGTTTTCTATTTTTTTAATTAGTTTGCGGTCCATCAAAATAGTGTCTGTTGATTAACAAAAGGATGTATTCTTTTTTTTGATAGTTCTATATAGTCTTCATTTACTTCAAATCCAATAAAATTTCTGTTGTTTTTTACACAACTTAAAGCGGTTGTCCCGCTACCCATAAAACAATCTAAAATTAAATCGTTTTCTTTAGTAAAATTTTCAATACAAAATTGTGGTAAGTCCTCAGGATATACAGCAGAATGCCCTAAACCACTTGAAGCTACACCAGATTCTATAAAATTGTGAGTATATTTTTTTGTTTCGTACTTTAATTTTGGTGTTTTAGATAATACAAAAATATATTCTGTTGAGTTTGTTAATCTCTTTTGTAATGGTATAGGATTTTTTTTATGCCATACAATTAAATCACTTACAAAATATCCAAGTTTAGTTCTAATTCTATTAATTATATCAAAAGGTCTCATTACTCCAGTTTCACCATAGCTATAACCTAAATTAATACATAAAGCTGCTTCATCTTTAATTTTTGGTTTTAAAGCTTCGCATATATCATATATTAAATAAAGCGGTTCTCCAATATCTTGAGTGTAATGGTAACCAGTTCCTCTCTGGTATTTTTTTAGACTATTAAAATAAGGCGGTGAAGTAATTACACAATCAATTGAATTATCTTTTAATTCTTTCACTAAGTCTAAACAATCACCTTTATAAAATTTATTTAATTTCATTTTAATACTCTTTAGTTATGTTGTACATTTCAGACTTAAGAAAACTTATATTAGTTCTCATTGCGTCAACTACTCTATATCCAGACTCTAATAATCTTCTAAGCTGATACATTTCAGGAACTTCTACATTAGCTTCATTAGTTGCTCTAGCTACAGAAAAACCTTCTTTAACTCTATTATGTATTATT